CGCTACGGCGGGCAAAATGGACATCCTTACTATTATCGCTGACGGCACCAACTGGTACGGCAGCATAGCACAGGGGTACACCCCGTAATGTTCGCCGCCAAAAATTGCTTTCTTACCGCTAGTGGCGGGAGCCCGTTTATCGCGGCGACCGGCGGCACTGTCTCGTTCAGCGGCAACTACAAAATTCATACATTTACTGGCGCAGGTACGTTTACCGTAACCAATGCTCCGTCTGGTGCAACCGTTGATTATCTTGTCGTTGCGGGCGGCGGCGGTGGTGCCTCTACTAATTCCACCATAGCAGGTGGCGGCGGTGGAGCGGGTGGCTTCCGATCCATCACTGGCGGTACTGTTACGGTTCAGGGCTATTCTGTCACGGTTGGCGCTGGTGGTGCGGGCAGTACTAACGGCTCTCCTTCTACTTTTTCGTCAACTACATCTACGGGTGGCGGCGCTGGCGCTTCCAGTTTTGCCGCTGGAAACGGCGGCTCTGGCGGCGGCGGCGGGGGTCATTCTAGTAATACAACCGCTGGCACTGGCACGTCAGGGCAAGGAACCAATGGTGGAACTGGCAGCACCTCAACTTTGGGCGGCGCTGGTGGCGGCGGCGCGAGTGCTGCGGGCTCAAATTCGGCATCTACGAATGGTGCTGCGGGCGGCGCTGGTTCTGCCAATGCGTTTTCCGGTACATCTACCACCTATGCTGGCGGCGGCGGCGGTGGTGGGTACAATGGCGGCGGCGGGGCCGCAGGTGCTGGCGGCGGTGGGGCTGGTGGGGCAGGAGACAATAGCGGCTCTGCTGGTACTAACTACACAGGCGGCGGCGGCGGTGGTGGCGGCAGATCCTTTTGCTGTAGCGGCGGCACTACAAACGGTGGTCGCGGCGGCGATGGCATCGTCATTATCCGTTATCTGTATCAATAGGGGGAGGGACATGGCTTATTTTGCTCAACTTAACCAAGCCACTTATGTAACACAAGTTCTGGCCGTAGATGACAGCAGCATCGGCGATTTACCGTTCCCGGAAAGCCAACCTGTGGGTCAGGCTTATCTTCAAAACATTTTCGGGCAGGATACTGTTTGGGCGCAGACAAGCGACGACGCCAGCTTCCGTTACAACTATGCTGGACCGGGCTTTACGTTTGACGCCGCCGCGCAACCAGATGGCGCTTTCATTGCCCCATATCCCGGCGAGGGCTGGGTGCTGGATACGAACACCTACAAGTGGGTTAAGGAAGTAACGCCGTCAGACCCCCCAATGGTGCTGTGATGATGAAGATGGAACGGAAACAATTTGGAAAACTGGATGGGGCTTTGTACAGCTTCGAAGAAGTTGGCGACACATTGCCCATGCATGTCCACTCAGAGGGTGATGTGCATGTGACCTTCATCCTCAGTGGGTCGTTCCGCATGCATGGCGGCGGATGGGAGATGGTCAGCAAGGCTGGAGATTTCATCGACTGGAAAGCCGGTCAATTTCACGAATTTATTGCGCTGGAGCCGAACAGCCGGTGCCTGAATGTGTTGAAGGACATTTAAGACTGACGCTTGCGTGTCGCAGCGATGCGGGTAGAAATAAACCGCCCAATGGTTGGGCTTCTGAAGAGGGAAGAACATGGAACTGAACTTCAAGTTTTCGGTGGAAGAGGTCAACGCAATCCTCAATGCCCTTGGGCAGCGGCCCTACGCGGAGGTTCAGGCGCTGATCACCAAAATCAAGGCCGACGGCGAGGCGCAGATTGCGGCTCAGACACCGGCCCCTATCGTCGAAGCCGAGCCCGCGCCAGACGCTGAATAGCTTACAAAAAACAGGATCAAAAATGAAAATCTGCGTCTATGCAATCAGCAAGAACGAAGAGCAGTTCGTCGAACGGTTTTGCGAATCCGTCAAAGACGCAGATTATATCCTCATCGCCGACACGGGCAGCACAGATGGCACGGCTGACAAAGCCGTGCTTTGTGGCGCTGTCGTGCATGATATCCACATCAGCCCGTGGCGGTTTGATCTCGCGCGCAATGCAGCCATGGCGCTTATCCCGGCGAACATCGATGTCTGCATCTCCCTCGACCTAGACGAGGTCATGGAGCCCGGCTGGCGGGAAGAGATTGAGCGCCTGTGGGTGCCGGGGGAAACCACGAACCTCTGGTACATGTTCGACTGGGGCAGCGGCATTCGGTTCCCGCATCACAAGATCCACAGCCGCCATGGATACCACTGGCATCACCCATGCCACGAAGAAATCCGCATGGATCCGCGCGTGCCGGAACTCCATGCACGATCGGATAAGCTTCTGGTCAGCCATTACCCTGACGCCTCAAAGAGCCGGGGGCAGTACATGCCCCTGCTTGAAGCCTCTGTGAAGGAAGACGCAAGCGACCCGTGGCACTATTTCTATTACGCCCGCGAACTGACGTTCTACCGCCGGTGGGACGAGGCGATCGTCGCCCTGAAGCACTATCTCGGCATGGGGGCGGCCAGCCATCAGAACGAGCGCCCCTACGCCATGCGGCTGCTTGGCAAGGCATATTCTGAAAAAGGCGAGCCTCTTGAGGCCGAGAAGTGGTTCATGCAGGCAGCCGGGGAATCGCCCAACACGCGCGAGCCTTGGTGCGAGCTGGCCATGTTCATGTACAAGCAAAGCCGCTGGCATGAGTGCTACGCCTTCTCAATGCGCGCTCTGAGCATCACGCACAGGGCCCTCGTCTACACCTGCGACCCCGCTGTCTGGGGCTACTGGGCGCACGACCTCGCTTCGATCGCAGCTTGGCACCTTGGGCTGATTGACGTGTCGATCGAACAGGCCCGCCTCGCCCTTGAATATGCACCTGATGACGAGCGCCTGAAGGCCAATCTGGTCTTTGTCAGCGGCGAACAAGTAGGGTAAACTCCCCGGCATAAGGAGGCCACCATGGCTCAAGCTTTTACGAACGCGGTGGTCAATGATGTTACGACCATCACTGCCCTCTACACCGTCCCTGCGGCCACCCTTGGCGTGGTGGTTGGTTTGATCGTCGCCAATGACGGCGCCTCAGATACGACGGTCACGGTCAGCCTGACGAAGGGCGCCACGACCATCAACCTGCTGAAAGCCGCCCCATTGCCAGCGGGCAGCAATATCTCGGTTCTGTCGAACAATAACCGCCTCGTCATGCTGACAGGCAATGTTTTGTCGATCACAGCAGGCGCCGCAACCGACGCTGTCGCCTCAATCCTTGAGGTGACCTAATGTCAAACTCCGCCCAAAACAGCCGCCAAACACAGGCCCAGAAAGGCTCTGCCACGCTGCCGAGCTACACGTTTCTCGGCGATTCCACGACGGGGTTCTACAGTTCTGCGACCGGCAGGGCTGGCTTTGCCACCGGCGGGGCGCTGGCTGTTGAGTTTTCATCGACTGGGATTGCGGTTACTGGGGTGCTTTCCGGCACCAGCCTCACTGTCACGAACCCTGTCACGATTGCCAATGGCGGGACCGGGCTGGCCGCTGTCGGCACATCTGGGAATGCGCTCACAAGCAATGGCTCGGTTTGGGTCAGCTCCCGTATTTCGCCAGTCCCCACCATTCAAGCGTTTACGACCAGTGGCACATTTACCATCCCCGCTGGTGTGACCAAAGTTAAGGTCACTGTCGTTGGCGGCGGTGGTGGCGGTACAACGGCAACACAAAGTACGGGTCAAGGCGGCGGTGGCGCGGGCGGCGCAGCTATTAAGGTGATCACGGGCCTCACGCCGGGCGGTACGGTTGTTGTCACTGTCGATCCGGGTGGTGCGGCTGATACAGCCGGGGGCACGTCTTCCTTTGGTGCTTATTGCTCGGCAACGGGTGGCGCTAGGGCTGCTGCACGCACTGGCAATCCCGGACCCGGTGGTGCTGGCGGCACTGGAACCGGCGGTGATATAAACTTTACAGGCGGCGCGGGTACGGGTGGAAGTGGTGTAGTTAACGTGGTGGCTGGCATTGGCGGCACTGGCGGCAATTCAATATTTGGCGGCGGAGGTCTAGGTGGATTGGGCGTTAATGGAGGATCGGCTGGGGCCGGTGGCCCCAACACTGGCGGCGGCGGCGCGGGTGGTAACTCCGCAAACAGCTCTTCCAATGCTGGCGGCGCTGGCGGGTCCGGCATCGTGATCGTAGAATATTAAAACAAGGTTGCGGTGCTATGGATCCTCAGACGCTCATAAACATCACCGGCGGCATCGTCCTTTCAGTCGTTGGCTGGTTGGCCCGCGAATTGTGGGGCGCGGTGCAGAGCCTCCGCGAAGACCTCCATCGGATTGAGGTGGATCTGCCCAAGACCTACGTCCCGCGCATGGACCTAGATTCGCGGATGAAACACATCGAAGACATGTTCCAACGCATCTACGACAAGCTAGACGCAAAGGCGGACAAGCCATGAGCTTCGGCATTGATGACGCCATCGCGGCGGCGCTTAAAGTCCTCGACAAGTTCATTCCTGACCCCGCCGCCAAGGCGAAGGCTGAGGGCGAGTTGCGCTCAAGCCTCCAGCTCTGGGACAAGGGCCAGACCGACATCAATGCCGTCGAGGCGGCAAACCCGAACCTTTTCGTCTCCGGCTGGCGTCCGTTCATTGGCTGGGTCTGCGGCGCTGCGCTGGCCTACCAGTACGTTGCATCGCCCCTGCTGATGTGGATTGCCACCAGCCTGCACATCACGCTGGCGGCCCCTCCCAAGCTCGACGGCTCGCTGTGGGAGCTGGTCTCCGCGCTGCTTGGCATGGGCGGCCTTCGCACTTATGAAAAGGTCAAAGGGGTGGCCAGCAAATGAATTTCGTCGGCGAAGCCAGAAAGGCCACACCTGCGGAAATTGACGCCACGGCTCACAGCCTCGGCGTTGAGCCTGCTGTCTTTCGCTCGGTGATCTCTGTCGAAGCCGCTGGCTCGGGGTTTGATAAAGCTAAACGGCCCAAGGCGCTCTTTGAGCGCCATGTTTTTTACCGGCAGCTTAATGATGCCCCCGGCTTGCGAGCCAATGCCGTGGCGGAGAATCTTGCCTATCCCCGCTGGGGCACGATACCCTACCCAAAAACATCGGACGGCGTCTACAAAGAGATTGAGCGGGCCTGCGCGATCGACGAAGAAGCAGCACTTTTTTCTACTTCTTGGGGTTTGGGGCAGATCATGGGGTCGAACTATCGGCTCGCCGGGTGCGCCAACGTCCATGAAATGGTGGAAGGCGCCAAGGCTTCTGAGGCGAAGCAGCTTGAACAGATGGCGTCGTTCATCAAAAACTCAGGCCTTGATGACGAGCTCCAGAAAAAGAACTGGGCAGGATTCGCGCGCGGCTACAATGGCCCGAGCTATTCCAAGAACGCATATGATGTTAAGCTGGCGCAAGCTTACAGCAAATTGTCTGGATCAGCGTGATGGCCACAACAACCACATTCTCTTCCCTCAAAGAGGACGTCCGGCGCTATCTCGAGCGCGGGTTTACGCTCGCGTCGGACGAGATTGTCTATGAGCAGCTCCCCCGGCTGATCAACCTTGCTGAGCGCCGCATCGCCCGCGAGCTCAAGGTCGAGGGCCTGATCTCCGTAATATCCAGCACAATGCAGGCCGGTCTCGCCGTTTACCCAAAGCCAGACCGCTGGCGCACGACCGTTTCGTTCAATTTCGGGACCGGCACGCAGGGCAACGAATACAACCAGCTTTTCGCGCGCACCTATGAGTATGTGCGCAGCTATTGGCCCGATCGCACCCAGACCGGCGTGCCCCTGTTCTATGCCGAATATGATTACAACAACTGGATCGTGGCGCCGACGCCCGACGCGGCCTATCCGTTCGAGGTTCTGGTCTACCAGCTCCTGCCGCTGCTTGATGACGCCAACCAAACGAACTGGCTGACGGAATATGCCCCGCAGGTGCTGCTCTACGCCACCCTGCTTGAGGCGACGCCTTTCCTGAAGAATGACGAGCGCATTCAGGTCTGGCAGCAAATGTATGATCGAGCCGCGCAGTCTCTCAATGGCGAGGATCTCCAGAAGATCCTTGATCGTTCCGCTCGCCGGACGGGGGCATAAATGACCACTTACACCGAGATCTTTGGCGGCACGAACATCTACCCTTCAGATGTTTC